GCGTCTTGATCTGTGAGGATTAAAGACTGGCCGCGCGTCCGCACTCCGGCAAGGATTTTTCCGTTAGTTTGCAACTCTATGTCGCCAGCTTGGTTAGTAGCCGCCGCAGTCCAAGTCGTGTTATCCTCTTGGTCTGACCATTTTACCAGTCTTGCATTGGCAGAGGCACCGAGGCAGACAAGAAACCTCTCTTCAGTAACAAAGGTTGCAGAGCAGTCCACGGGTGCGTTAGCAACTACAGTCGCCGTGCCAGCCACTAGATCCCACTCGTAAATCACGCCGTCATCCGATGAACAGGCAATGAGGAACTCACCAAAGTTATCTAAAGACCAAGTGGTGGCTCTGAGTATAGTGCCCAAGTCTGGGCGCTCAACGCCCCATCCAAACAAGCCCCAGCCACCGGAGCCAAAACCAGTATTAACCGTTGCGTTAATCCGACCATCAGTTAACGCACCCGGTGTAATGTCTGACGTAACAGAGCTTTCCAACATTACTGTTAAAGTGTCATGCGATCCAAAAACAGCATACCGCTCACCATCGTTGTCAACCCAAGTGTGAGCCCCTCGCACAATTCCGCCAGCGTCTACGGCAGAGTTGTCAGACTGAGCACGGGGTCGCCATCCGCCCACAGGACGCAAGCTGTCTTCATGCCAGCGCACTAGGTTTACGTCACGCCAGCGGCCTAAAGATTGATACTCTGTGCCGTTAGAGTACTGGCCCTTGGGAATGTTTAGGGGTACTAGAGGCATTGAGCATCCTTACGGTTTAGTGGGCCAATCAGCCTCATCCAAGTGGGGCCAGTTAGCATGGCTTGTGATGTCACGCAGAGCTTGACGATATGCTGTTTGTTCAGCAGTCATAGTGAGATCAGATGATGCCCACCAGTCTGTTTCACCAATCAAGCGGTCACGAGTATTACGATTGATATTAGCTGCCTGATCGTCATATGCCTGCACTTCTTCAGACGTTTTGCTCTCTACTGTCCAACCTAAAGTCCAACTGCCATCAACTAAAGTTGGTGACGCATCCTGTATGACCTTTTGTGTGCGGTAATTGACACTTGGCACGTCAGCAATTGTGACAGGATGAACATTCCAATCAGCAAGCATTTCATCGCTTGGTTTTTTGGGGAATGATGTGGTTGAGTTATCACGGCGCAGATTGCCAAGCGTGTATGGGTATTGCTCTACTGCGCCATTTGTAATTTTAACGTACATTTATTTTACTCCTTACGTTATTGGGCCTGCTATTTTCATATTGGTGCTATCATTTATATTGCCAGAACTTAGTGATAGAGTTGTTTTCGTGTAGTCACTATAACTATTAGTGGAAGTATTTGACCAAGAATATAAAGTTGGTGTGTAAGATTCATAATGAAGATTTCCAGAAGTGTTGTTAATAGGAATATTGTAATAGCAAACACTATACCCACTATTTCCCATAGAATACTCAACATTGCTATTTGTTAAGCTTCCATCCGCAGGAACTCTAGCTGCATAAGAACCACGGCTTGTCCCGTATGGGTTGCCTTCTCCACAAAGTAAAACCGTGTCTGTGTACTTGTCATATAAACAAGAATTAGCATTATAACCCTGAAAGTCTTGACCTCCTGTGCTATCTTTGCCATCTGGGTCAAACGCATTCGCATACCTAGCAGTGCCATCACCCTCTACAGAAAAAATACCAGCCGTACCCCAACTGCTACGGTAGCCGCCGGGACTTGATAGCCCGAGTGCACTAAGGGACATATATAGATTACCCTCTGCATCAGCGGTAAGATTGTACCCTCTGACATTTCTTTGTTGCTGCGCTGGTCTTAAAGCATTTGACCAACTGTGGTTTCCATTAGATGCGTCAAGAGAAAGTAAAGCCAAAGATGAGTTACTGTTGCCAATGAGATATTCTGCAGAATATAAAACTACAATTTCATCCCTTGCAGCATTATACGCAACACCTTGGATTTGTGTACCCTGCTTTTGACCATATTGTTTGATCCATTGCACTGTTCCAGATGAATTTGTTTTTGTAATCGCAACTTTTTGATAATTATCGTTTTCAACAGCATAATATATATTGTCATTGTCATCTATATCAAAATGCCTACCATCACTATAATTATCGTCAAAATACTTACTCCACAACAATGAAGTGTAATCAGAATTAAATTTTGATATAGCGGTTTTCATACCACTAACATTTGCTCTATGCAAAATAATATTATTACCATTACTGTCTATACGAAGATTATTTTTTGCGGCTAATTGATAGTACACGTTAGTGCGTGAAATAGCAAACTGTGAGTCAGGGCCAGATGTAAAATTAGAACGTGACCAGTTACCTACATACATAGGATAATAGCTATTTATGTAAGAAGCCTCCATAAAGCCATTAGTAACAATACCTGTTCCATCTGCATTTGGAAAAAGATTCATCCCATTACTGTCATAAAAACTGTTGGAAGAAGATAGGTCACTTCTCCAAACATATGACGTGCTTACATAGTTTGCGTCTTTATCAAATAGATCAATAGCATATTCGTTTCTATTTTGATTGTTATATTCTGGTTCTGATCCACCAGTGCGGTATAAGAGATTGTAAAAATTTCCATCAGCATCACCAGAAAGTAACCCGAAACTGGGGTTTGGAACTCTATTTAGTCTACTGTTGTAATAATAGAATGCTTGACTGGAAACAAAGTCTCCACCACCGGCTGTGCCTAAAAGTGCTTTCCAAGTTGCCATATTTACTTATCCTAAATTTAAACCCGTTACAAAGCCATACCAAGTTGTGCCGCCATCATGCGTGTAAAACACAAACTGATCCACTGCGCTTGCTGTGCCTGTCAGTGCAGGAGTTGATCCGCTAGGCCAATCCACTGCGGCAGGCCATGTAACCGTATAGCCACTAGCACTTGCATCTTGCACGATCTTTAGCGTAAAGCCGGACGCCTTGCCGGAAGATGCCGGGTTGCTGAAAGTAAAAGTCGTGTTCTCCGTCAGCGTGTGGCTAAACACTGTGCCGTCATGAGAGTTTACCGTTGTGGCGTTGCTTGACGATGTTACCGCCGTAAACTCCTCTGTGATGCCGTTATCAAACGTAACAACGCCATTTGCATCCGCAGTGACCACCTTGCTGGCCTGTGACGTGCCAAGCGTTGTGATGTCGTTGTAGTTCAATTCCGCGGTGGAAGCTGTGACCCCATCAAGAATGTTTAACTCTGCGGCTGAAGCTGTAATTCCAAGTGTGGTGAGGGTGGTGCTGTCGATTATCGACTTGACCGCTGCTGTAGCACCGCCGCCGTCACAATAAATTACACCCGTCGATCCGTTAGAAAACGAAACATTTGACCCTGAGCCTTGGGTGAATGTAACGTCAAATCCGCTATCGTTGTCCACAAGGTAGAACTTGGACGCATCGTTAGGGCTTACAGTGATTGTGCAAGCCTCTGTAGCGCCTGAAAGCACCAAGACGCGGTATTGCCCATCATCTAGGCTGTCACCAGTTGTGCCGTCCGTTGTGCTTAGTGTGTGAGCCGCTGCACTTCCCGACAAGTCAATAGTGCCAACACCGCTTATCGCGCGATCTACGATGTCAAAATTGCGATTGGTAATCTGACCCCAAGTATCGGTCTTTTCACCATCTGCGATTTTTTCTATCGCTATGCTGCTTGTCCAAGTGCTTGCCATTTTAACTTCCTTTGCTTATCGGCTAGGCATACGCTGCCGCAGAAAGTACGCCGATCCAATTGCTTCCGCCATCTCTCGTGTAGAACACATACAAATTACTTTCACCACTAGCAGGGGCATCTGGTGCAGTGCCGCCAGCCCAGTCTACAGATGAGGGCCATGTGAGAGTGGAGCCGTTACCTGTCACCTGTAGGATGAAGCCTGCCGAGTACCCTGATGCCGTACTACCAAATGTGAAAGTAGTGTTGCCCGACATAGTAAGGCTAAACGCACCCCCACTATCGGGATCGCAGGTTGGGCTGGTTCCAGACAGCGCATCATAATCCTCCTTCAGAGAACCATCTTCAATTGTTATGCCGTCTGTTGTAACTCTGCACTGACTTAAATTACCCGTAACAAGAGTAATCCTGTTTGCATCAAACCCAAGATAAGTATCCGTATCGCCTTCGTGATAAAGGTTACTTGCAAGGTAGATGTTATCTACAGCGTTAAGGTTGCCGTTGATGTTTAGATTCGCAAACGTAGGGGAGCTGCCCGAGTTCAACGCTTGGTTTGCTGTGTACGTTGTATAGCCAGCACCGTTAGTAAGCTGGTTGTTATTGGTGATGTAGTTAGCGTTGGTAGCGCCTGTGTAACCTAAATCACCAAGAGTTAAAGTACGAGTACCCATGCTGGTAATAACACCGTCTGTGACGAAGATATTATCAATAATAGTTGAGCCAGAAGTATTGATGTCGCTGTCAGTGCCAATTACAGTATTGTATGTACCAGACGCTTGCTTACCATCCAATGCAGTCTGCAAACCATCTACATTTGAGATAACGTGGTTGTGGCTATCGTCGGCTACAGTGACAGTAAGTGTAGCATTGCCAAGGTTAGTAAACGTAGCACTACCAGACGCATCACCGTTAAGGGTCAGCGTAGGGTCAGCCGTGGCTGTGGTAGCAATGCTAATATTGCCAGAACCATCGAAGTTAGCATTACCTGTGACAGCGCCTGTTACGGCAATATTGCGCGCTGTAGCCAGTGTGGACGCGGTGCTCGCTGCAATCCCTAAAGCGTCGATGTCTGCTTTCGTCTGATCGGCAGTCGCGCCGCTCTCCACACCGTCTAGCTTTGTGCCATCCGCAGCAACGTCACGCCCGTCCACAGTGCCAGACACAGTGATGTTGCCAGTTACGCCCAAAGATGTATTTGCTGTCAGAACAGTAAACGTACCAGCGACAGCCGTAGTGCCGCCGACAACAACATTATCAATAGTGCCAGAGTTAATATCAATGCCAGTGACGGGCGTGGTGCCGTCAAGCACATCGTCTATTAAATCCATGCTATCGTTTAAATAGCCGCCCCAAACGTCCTCGTCATCCGCGACTGTAGGTTTTTTTAGGTTATATGTTGTTGTATAGGCAACCATGTCTAAATCCTTATGCCGCTCTCATTGGCAGTTCTGTCCAATTAACGCTACTATCTGCAAGCGGCTCCCACTTCTCTCGAGCACTTGCAGCGAACAGTGCAGTTGCCGACACGCTAGAGCCAGCACTTTGCACCCTGTTGCATATCGCAGTGACGGTTGCCGCTACGTCAACATCACTCGCACCAGCCGCATTAAAGTTTGCAGATGCGCTGAAAGTTACAGCCGCCGCCACATTTGATGCAGCCTCTCGTACACGCTCCGTAATGTCTGCAATCGTAACTGCTGGGCTTACCTGTACGCTAGACTGTGCAACGCGGATTGCGCCACCTGTAACTGTAAGCGATGGGGTGACGGTCGCAGAGCCAGCCGCGTTAACCGATCCAATCGGCACCATCTCCGCTAGTACGTTAATCGGTACGCTTCGCTCTACAACGCGCAGGTAGCTAACAGACGTTGCGCTTGCAGCCGTTAGTGTCGCAGCGCCTTTAACTGTAACCTGAGCCTCAGCCGTGGAAGTTGCAGACGCAGAAATAGAGGCGGACGCATCAATGTATGAGCCGTCAACGCCGTAAAACCATGTACTGTAATTACCCTGACCGTAGGCCATTACTCAGCCCCTAGTTAAGCGTGATGTCTAGGTCGCCGCTTGGAATGCGGAACACGTCACCTGTTTCGATAGTTTTCGATGAGGTTAGTGCAGCCCATGCCATCAAGTTGCCAGCAGAGGAAGCATCAAAGATGCCCACATGCGTAACCGTGCCGTAATTGGCCGTGGCTGTAGGAAACTCTACCGCCGCATTGTTTGACGTTGTGTCGCCAGACGTTGTGAAGGCAATAGTTTGACGCGCATAAGCGCCGCCCGATACCTCTGTACCGCCGCCACTGTCAGACGGTGCAGCCGTAAACAGCGCAACGTAGTGTGTTCCGGGGGCCGTGTATGCAACGCCAGCAAACACATGGTCCAGCACCTTTGTTTCTAAATAGTCTGAAAAGCTCATGTTGGTCTCCTAGATATATCTTACTTCCCTATACACTACTTTTAGGAAATTAGTAAGAGTTAACTTGAATACGCATCCCTGCGCTTGATTGTTTGGCCCTGTCACTAGAACTATTTAAGCCTTGTATTGCAGAAGTATAAAGTTGAGCCCAAGTTGGCAGACGCTCATCTTCTCCTAAAAAAGGCGCAGCTTGCGTTAAGGCACCATAAACATAAGCATCAGGCGCATCAGTTAGTAACCAGTTGGTTGTTTGGCTGTCAGACAGAGCAGGAATTTCTTGGTAATAAACAAGCTCCATTATGTATGCCGCATCAGGTGTTGGGAAAAGCTCAAAACTTTCACCAATGTGTGCATAGAACTGAGGCCTTCCATTGGCGTTTCTACTGTTTTGCCTACGAACTATTAAATCATTAATAGTTGTAAGCTGTAAAGCAAAGCCATCACCAGAAGTTATACTGAAACGGATGGTTTCAAGCCAATCTGCCGGAACGGCGCTATATTGGCTGTCCAGTTCACCAGAAGAACGCTCAACCATTTTGTAATGACGGATTTGCCTCTGCATTTGTTTTTCAGCGAAATTTATGAAGTCTGGTATTTGATCTGTAAGGTCATCACGGTTTAACCAACTACCAATTGACGTTTTAAGCTCTGAATAAGTTGAAAGTGCCATCTAACAGTCCCATG